TTAAAACAACATATTCCACGTAGCTTGTCCGACAACGCCATCTGCATCGAGCTTCTTACGCTTTTGGTAAGCTTCAACAGCTTTTTCAGTAGCCATGTCGTACTTACCTGTAACAGATGCTCCGACAGCACGCTGGATACGCTCGATATCTTTCTTGAGCATTCCTTTCGCTCCTTTATAGAGCGGATTGCCCGGATACGGTACGATTGCTTTCCCATCACCTTGCGCCGGCTTCGGTTTAGCTGCAGGTTTTGAAGATGGTGCGGATCCGAGTACTTTATCTGTCCCGTATCCTTTGTACTCATACTGCAGGTGCGGCGAGTCGATGAATGTTTCATCACGTTGGTTGCCGTCTGAGTCCCAGTCCCCGCCCCATGTGAATCCGAGACGCTGTGCTTCCTTGATGGCTTTTTGGATATTCGCGGCATTGTAACCACCCCACAATACTTTGCCGTCTTTGACCGGTACAAAATCGAGTGCCTGGCCGACGATATGATATGAATACATCGTCTGTGATGCACCGGACGCTACGTTTGCTTTTTGTTCCGCTACCGTGCGACGTGCATCGTACACCAGTACTTCGATTCCGTTCTTAACGAGATACTCGTACCATTTGAGTGCGAGTCGTTTTGTGTTTGGAGCCAGTTCGTTTAAAGTTGCGCGGTTTCGTTTATCGTAATACATTATTTTGCCTCCTTTTGTTTTTCATCAGATTTTACTTCTGCAATGCTTACTTCACTCGAGATCGGCGTCACTTGTTCTTCTTCCGCTGCTGCATTCTCAATGATCGAATCAATCGTGCGCGGTTGTTTCTCTTCCTGGAGCTGAGTCAATACATCGACTAGCTGTTGCGGCAACGGCACACCGAGCAAGGCAAAGTTTTCCGTGACGGACAAGGCTTCTCGTGCGATGTAGTAATAAAGGACAAGCGTCCGCATGATCGGCAATCCGTTATTGACTAACTCGTCCACTAGTACAGCAATGATGACCACAATAAAGACGACGCCCTTTCGGACGCCGCCCCAAAACATCACATCGGAATTAACCTTCTTTAACTTATAGGCAGCTAAGAAGCCGCTCATGTAATCAACAACCATCAGAACCACTAAAATTTTCAGCGCAGTGTCCCACCCTCCCATCAATGCTGTGATGACTGTCCCGATTACGGCAATCGATCCTTCGAACAAGTAATGTGTTTTCATAAATTCACTCGCTTTCTTTTTTAAATTAGGAATGATGTGTGGAGAGCGTATGCATCCGTTATCGCACCATCCTGCCCCCATGTTCCATCCAACCGAATCGCACCATTTGTGTCGATGGACCAACGATCTATTTCTTGTTGAGGTGTTGTAACGAAAGTACTTTGGACAAATCGATGTTTTTGCGAAGGGCGATATCCAGCTGGTAAATACCCTATAATTCGTCCCAGGGAAAAATCTGACTTTACTTCGCCGCGGATATATACCTGGTTTCCAACTTTCGCAAATTGTGGATTATAACCCGATCCAGAGTATGCTGTAGTTCCATTGATCAAAGTGATGTCCGTGTATTCCGTAGTCGCGGTCAAGGCACTGAGTTCCTTCCAGCGCGTCCAGACACCAGTGTTGTTGATCCGCGTGAAGATCCGCGAACTGTCGAACGTCGTAAAGATTTGTTTGACCTGTACGTTTGAATGATCGCGTACCAAGACATCGAGGAAACCATTCGTCGTCACTCCGAATTCGACTGATGGGCCGTTGGTGGATTGCGTGACATAGAAAAACCCCGACTGCGTCAAGGCATCGAGGTCTGGGCTTGTGAGTGATAAGGTTTTTCCGGAGTCGGTGAAGACTTTACCGAGTTGGACTTCTGATGGGAGCGGGATTTTAACCCATGAGTTCCACGTTCCACCAGCAGTCGAATAGCGTCGGAAGTACATATTGGTGACTGAGGTCGAACTTTCGTAAGCGACTTGTAGGATGTCAGTAATAAATTCACCTACGTTATTCTTGACGTCGACCATGTAACTGCGTCCTGAGATTGGGATGTTGAGCGCAGAACCGGACGCATAGTAGAAGCCTTCGTTGGTCGAATTGTTTAGGTCAGTAGACTGCCAGCGCTTCCCACCATCTTGCGTGAGTTTGTACATTTGGAACAGGTCGGGATTTTCAGGCAATCCTTCGACCATGTGATAGGGTACTTTTTGCATGTTAGTCTCCTTTTATAGTTTTAATTTGATAAAACCGTTTCGGGTAACAACCCCAATATATTCTCCGTTTGTCACCTTTGACAAAGATCCACCAACGATGCCAACTTTATCCCCTTTGACGAGTGTTAAACCGGTATCAATAACAGAAAAATATCCTTTAGTCTTAATAGTACCTTTTCCCTGTGAAGGGATATCTTGCAAGGCAATTCCGATCATCAATGAAGGATCGTTGGTTCCGAGTCGCAACACAACGCTACCATCATTATTGAACATAACAGGTGTTCCTTTAGTAATAGTTGTTGACTCAAAGTTTTTTACAATCTTGGTTTCTTCATTAATCATATATACAGGTTGACTGCCGTTTGTCGCATCAATCAAAATTGGAACTTCCGAACAACTGTGCATATTGATGTCAAATAGACACCCGTCTCCCGGTTGATATTCTTCACACTTGATAATTCCATCAATATAGCAACCTTCCATATCGACTTTGTCTACCACTCCACTCGCAAGCGTGATAAAGCGAATACCAAAGTAACCACCGCTGTTGATGAACTTGCAATTTTTGAAACGATGATAAGAAGGTCTTTCGAAATTCAGGTTGTTGTGGGTACTATAAGGGGCTTGACCGTATTCAGTGATGAACTCGACATCTTCAAAATAGAACTTCATGCCGCTGAACGACCCTTCTCCCCATGCTTGGCTGTTCCCTAATCCAGCTAGTTTTTTAAAAGTGCAGTTTTTAATAGATTTCTCTGCATCAGGATAACCGTAATCATCATGGACAGTATACCGACAGTTTCGTCCAATGACCGTAACATTCTGCATCCCACCATTACCTTGATAAGCGACTGGAGCTACACGTTGGATAGTCGATAATTTCCATGTTTCGGGAATCTCCATCTTGATGATGGTTGCCTCTTTACGCCCCGTTCCTACTAAGCTAACGTAATTGGGGATTGTAAACCCAACAAATGAAGTACTTTCAATTTCTGCTTGTGAATACATAGTCATCAAGTCATACATTCCTTCATCAATCCGTAATTCGTATCGATTATCGGCTGATGGATAAACTGCTGCCGCCATTGCCAAACGGAGGTTTGCAAACTCCGAAACATTAATAATTTTTTTGTTCGCTATCGTCCGTAAGATTTCTTTATCAGCATCAGTAAAATCGTTGGTCGATAATCCTTTTCCGAAAACTTTATCAACCTTCGAATTTAGTAGCGCCTGTGTCAGATAAACAGCAGGCTTGATCTGGGTCGTACCCTCAAACCAACTGTTAGCTAGATTGCCTAAAACATTTTCAAATTCACTTATATCTGGCTCATTTCCCGCTCCGTATGCTGCTGTTAAGTCTACTACTAACATTCGACGAAATTTAACTGTGTCTCCAGCAGAATACCCGCTATTCGTTGGGTGATAATAGCGGAAGTCAGTTGTATTAATAGGAGTTACCACCCTAGAAATTTTGTTCCAAGCATTCGGAAGAGGTGCGATGCTACTATCTACCCCTCCAAAGGAAATATAAGAGGTATTTGCTACTTTAGGATAAATATCACCACGAACATAATATTTATGACCAATAATAGGTGTGTAAATTCCTGATTGTTGTATTCTTGAGGATGATACAAGTCCGACGACAGTATAAATCAATTCATTGTTCGACACTGCTAATGTTCCATTTGAAGAAGAAACTGCGTCCCATCCACTTACATTTGCAAAATTTCCATTTTGAATGATGTTCGTTGCATTTGTCGCGTTTTGCACTACTGAAGTTTGATAATCCCCACCTGCAATCCAAGAGACACCATTCCAAAAGTTCCATTTTCCGTTATTGGAAGTTACATAAGTGTTGCTATTACCACTCGGAAATGCCGCTGCCAAAGCGGAAAGTGAAGAATACACACCCTTTGGAGATCCGCTGACTAAAATCTGAGTGACGTTATCAACATACTCCTTATCCGCTTTATCAGATAATGTGTTAGATAACCAATCAATACGTTCTGCATTGAACCCGTATTGTTCTAAAATCGAATCAATTTGTTGTTGGACATCATTTGCGAGCGGCTGAACAAAACTGATTGTCACGGCTTCAACCTTCGTTCTAGCAGGAAGACCGACGTTTAAAATAAACGAAGTCGAACTCGCTTCTGTGAAATCTAAAATTGCCCGTTGTTTTACTCCGCCAATGTATACCGAGATTCGTGATTGACCTACATTATACGGATGCGTCACCGGAAAAACCGTTTGTCCTTCCGTTGCCGTGTAAGTTTGCGAGTAACAGGTAACGTTATCTTTCAGTTTTTTGAATAATTCTGAGTCGACAGGTGTTCCGGGTTGAATGATTTGTTCAGGTGTCTCAATCCATGTTGGAACAAGTTCGACGATTCCAGGTGCGACCGCTGTTTGTTTAAATCGGTTAGGATACTCGACGATATGGTCCTTAAAATCAATGTTATTATCTACACTCATGTAGCAGGTACCTCCTCAAGCTCGAACTCGAAGCGTGTATAAACGTTTCGTGGTTCTGGTTTCGTGATTGGCGCGTTACGTTCAAGCATCACTTCACCGTCTTTTTTAATAATTTGAATCTTCGTGACCGTCCGCACGCCTGATGGAATTCGTACCCAAATTGAGACTCGATTCTCTTCCTTTTCTATCTTATAGACTGACACATCCATCGTGCCTTCACCCTCGATGAACAGCCGCCCGAAGTCCGGAAGTTCGGCGAAATAATCACGCAAGTCTTCCATTGTACTCGGTGTAATCAGGATCATCCGTTAATCACTCCTGTCGTGTTCATGTTGCCCGACATGTATTGCCCGAGCATGACACTGCGTGTAACGTTCAGGACATCTCTCGAATGAATCGCGATGACCGAACGTGGCTGGTAGACTTCAATGTAAAGCCGGACACCCGCTGCCATGACACGTTTCAGCAGTTGGTAGTCTAGATCAATGCCATCATTCCGCGTGTTCTCGATTTTCATAACGAGCCCTGCAGGTTCATGATCATATCGCTCCAGCGCCCACGTCTCGATGATGCCGAGTACGTCTTGCCCGTAGAGGACGCGGCCCATACTGAGGACTGTTTCCATGTCACCACGCGATAAGGCAGCCGTAATTGATGTCTTCAAGAAATCCCGGTAGGTTGGATCATCCATACCGTTTCGTGGTTCACCTAAGTTCGTCCCGATGTTGTCGAGCGTCTGCCCGAATGCCAAGTCAATGTCCCGCGAGTCTTGAATCTCTTTGAATGCCTCATTAAGCTTCTCGATTTGCTCAGCGACGATGCCGAATAATTTACTAATGTTCGAGTTCTCCGACTTATCGAAGTAGTCGGCAAGGATTGCAACCATTTTTTCTTTTAATGTCATTGCACGATCACCTTCCCAAAATCGGTGACAGCGACTTGACGATTCGATACGGCAATGTTCGTCGTACCGGTTGGATCCGCTACCGTTCCGAGTTGGACCGTCACATCTTCAATCCCACCGACCGCATGGACCGCTGAAATTAATTTCGTATAGATGACATCTTCTCCGAGAGCCAGTCCATTGTAGACCGTCTCATCCTCGTCGAGACCACCAATATACTTGATGATGTTCGTCCGCACCTTATCGAGCCCCTCAATCGGGAAAAACTCGTTCGTCGTCAAGGTAATATTCGCATAGACTGGCACTTCTTCCGCCCGTTCAAAGCCAATTAGATGATCGTTACCAAGACTGTCCGCAATCGTCACCTGCACGGATCCATAGGACTGGATACCGGCCGGCTTCGTTTTATAGATCGCCTGGGCAATGTCTATATCATTCCCGCCATAGACGAGTGCCGAAAATGACTTGCCAGGAACGCCGTTCAATTCACTAAGCGTATCGTTTTCTTCAATCAATACTGTCTTGACCTGTGCGACGCGTAAAATCGAGGCCCGTAACGCTTCAAGTGTCGAGGCACCACCCGTCGAAAGAGATGCTGCATAACGTTCCCGGAGTTCCGCGTCTGTTTCGACATTCTCACCGTTGATGATGGCTTCTGGATTCGTTACCGAGTAAATATCGAGGTCCGGTTTAATAATGACTTTCGCTCCATCAATCTTCACACGTTGAAATAAGCCAGGTACGTCGAGTAAGAGCGGCAAGTCTTCCCCACCGTCGTCATCCAGCTCTTTTGTTTGGATAAGTGGCTGTACATCCCACGTATCGTCACCATTCACTTTTTTGATCATACCGACAGTTTGCGTGTGCAAATGTAGTAATTTTTCTTCAATGTAGTTTTCGACGAGGTTCAGACCTCTACTCATACTCGTACCACCTCGACTTCCGAATAGTGATCAGATCCGCTTAACACATGTTTCCCTCGCCGGACCCGGAACTTCCCATTTGCCGTTCGACTTTTAATCGTGATGAGCGATGCGGTCGTGATGCGATACTGCAGCAACATCTTAACCTTGTACCCGCGTTCTTTATCGTTCTCATAAGGCTCCGGACTACCGATCAATCCAGTTGCACTCGATAGCTCGAACGTCGTACTGGATGCTGCTTCTGCAAGTCGACAAATATACAAACGCTGTTTATTGATGAAAAAGGCTGCACCACATGCACGAGCGAGCTTCTCGATCTCGACGACGACTTTCCCGCTGACGGTGTAGCCTTTGGAGTACGTGATGTCCTTTGGCAATTTAATCTTACCTATGGCAACGCCAAGCAGTGGCACCAAGTCCCGAATGATTTGGGAAGCAGTGACGTTCTTGCCGTAGGTTTTCTTTCGCGTCAGTTTGACCTTTGCTTTTTTTCCGACGCCAGTCGTCGTTTTTCGTTCCGGCAGCAGGATACCACCAAGGTTCGGTCCATCGATGACCTTAATGGCCGTAATCTTGTCGACGCTTTCCCGACGCGTATTGACCGTCGAAACACGAGAACTTAAAATGACGCCCGATCCATCGGTCTTGTAGCCGGCGGTGAGCGTCAGTTTGTCATTATATTGGATGCGACTGATTGTTGAGGCGGATAGATTCCATACGTTGATGAGAGACTCGTTCGGATTGACGTCGTCATCAAACGTAATCTCATACTCCATGTGCAGATCGCTCATCGAAATCAAGATGTCGTCCGCGACGTTCAACTTGGCAATGCGTCCGAAGGTTGTACTCATGCGTCATCCTCCTCCGGTGGCGTGTCCGTCTCTGCGAAATCATACAGAAACACGGTCTTACCGAGATTGTCCCAGGATACCTGCGTCTCGACACCTGACACGTCCAACGCAATCAACTCCGAAATCGGCAATCGACTGTCGGCCATGTCTGAAAAAAGCGGTTTGCCGTAGATGACCGGCTCTCCGTAGGTGATGACGTCCTCGTCCTGCGTATAGAGATCAATCGTGAACAGATCGGCCATACGGTTGTAGCGAACATCCATCAGATAAACGCTATTCCCGAGCGTGATGTCAAACCGATACGGGATGGCGTCCTTGTCGATATCGATGTAATACAGGTTATCTTCTACGATCAATGGTTCCACCCCTTACTTGTACGGTATCAAAAACTTTTGTCCAGGATAGATGAGGTCCGGATCACGCACCTTGTCTTTGTTTGAGTTGTAGATGGTCCGGTAATCCGGCTTGCCATAATACTTTGTCGCAATATCCCACAACGTGTCGCCTTTTTTGACGACGTAATAGCGGCTTTTCGAGGACGGCTTGCCCTTTGGCTTCTTCTGATTCGTTCCCGTCCCTTTTTTCTTCTTCCGGACGACGCTCGATTTTGCCACCCGGACTTCTTGTAAATCCATCGAAAAGATGAAACCATTTGCAATTTTATTGTTCTGCTTTTTCGTGAAGTTCGTGATCAACACGCTTTTGAGCCGCATCCGTCCGACATAAGTGACGGGCTTGCCGGCATATTGCATTTTCTTAAAGTATTCCTCTGCTTTGGCAGCATTCTTCCCTGTGACCTTCCCGGTGAGAGCGAAGGTCTCCAGTTCTCGCTCAACGTGATCGGTAATACTGACACCTTTCTCGACCGGGTATTGTGTCGCCTTAACCGAGAAGTTCGCGCCTTCTTCAATCACGCCAATCGTGTAGCTTCCGAGTTTACCCATGTTACACCTCCGTCGTCCGCGGACTGACGCGTCCCATCGATGCGAAATACTCATCGAGAGCATCGCGAACGGAGTTTGCTGTCTCCTGCGGATTGCTTGACTCTATGATTTGAATCGTGATGTTATTCTTGTTCGTCGTGCTGGCTGAAGAACTGCGTGCAATGGCAGCGGGTGACGCTTCCATCGATGGACGGTAGGTGCTCGGCCGCACGTTGACCGGTGAAACCGGCTGTGGTGACTTGCTCCCCATCAGCATGTTCATTTGAGCGCTAACTTTCGGGAAGGCTCTATCAATCGAGTCACTGATTGGACCACCGAAATCAAGTTTGTCGAGATCCGATAGCGGACCAACCTTCGCAGGCGAGAACGGAAGGAAATCCCGTACCTTACCAACGACGTCAGAAACCGTCTTAGAAATTTCACCGGCCATTGACGAAATCCCGCCGATCATCTGTTCGATTAATCCGCGACCGGCATTGTAGAACGAACTACCGATTGCTTTTACGGCACTTAAAGCCGAATTGAATCCAGATTTGATGGTACTGCCGACTTTACTCATGGCACTGGTGATTGCTGAAATGATATTCGAGAACGTCGAACGTACCGAACTGAGTATTCCGGATAGAACGGATGTAACAGATGACCTGACTGCATTCCATACCGACGTCACGACACTCTTGATTGCTTGCATGGCATTCGTGACAATACTTCGGGCACTTGAGAATGCACTTTGTATCGATGCCCGAATGGAACCAACCGCGGCAGAAACTGAGCTTCGTAATGCATTCCAGACAGCAGTCACGATGGAACGAATCGCATTCATCACACCCGTAATAATGGAGCGGTACATATTGAAGTACATCCGGATCACGTTAGCAATACCCGATGCGCCGCTCGTAAAGACACCTTTGATAAATGCCCAGGCGCTTCTGACAATCCCCATCGCCATTGTTCCGAACGACCGCAGTGGTCCAAGGAACTTACCGATGAAGTACAGATTGATGACGCCCCATAACGTTTGGAGTGCACCAGTCACGATTGCTTTTAAGCCAGTCCATACTTGTGTGAAGTTACCGGTCAATAACCCGGAGAATACTTGAATGATGCCCATGATGACCTGTATCGTTCCGTTGATGACGTTCTTGATTGCATTCCACGTACTAACGATGATGGATTTAACCAACATAAAGGCAACTTGGATAATTGGTACAATGACAACCATTGCCGCACGAATCACTGTGAGGACGACATTCCAAACATTTGAGACAGCTGCCATGATCGACGCACCATTTGCCGTCCAGAAGGCTTGTAATTGCACAAGTTTCGCTTGAACAAAGGTTGTCACAGCTGTAATGGCTTGCTGAATGTACGGGGCAATGAAACCCCATACCGCGAGTGCCGCGGCCTTGATGGCATTCCAGGCAGTAATCACGCCTGTCTTAAACGTTTCGGATCTTGTCCACAGTAAATAGAATGCGGCTCCGAGTGCGACGATTCCGACGGCAACTAAAGCCACGGTACCGAGTATGGCGGCAAATCCGGTCACGACCGGCATCATGAGCGGAGCGGCGGCAGCCAATGCGGCGCCTAACCCTCCAAACAAACCAATCCCGACCGCTAATGGCGAAAGAATCAATGTCAACGCTGGTACCAGGAGCATGAAAGCAGAAATCAGTTTCGTGATGGTCGGATGTGCTTCTTGAAACTTCAATATCATCTGTCCAATCATGGTGATGAAATTGTAAACAGGAGTCATAACAGCGGCGAACACTTCGACGAGCGGTTGGAATGTTTGCCTGATCGTGGAGGTCATGGTTTTAAATGCCGCTGCGTACGTTGCGCTCGTCTCCATTGCCCCTTTATGCAGAGCACCATAAAAGACACCCGCCGCAACAGCAGCAATCAAGGCAACAGCCGTAAAGCGCATCATTCCTTGGCTGATCATCATCGTCATGTCCTGCAGCTGTTTCATGTTGGCGGTTGGTCCTAGCATTTTTAGCGCTAACGCTGCTGGTTGACCTCGCATGGCAATCTTATTCAAACCATCGGCAATCCCAAGTAGCGGCTTGTTGACGCTGTACATCGGGTTTGCCATCCGTGTGAAGTTATCGCCAATCTTAGATGCCTGTGAAGATCGTGCCATCATCGCACCGACCGATTGATAGAAGGACATCTTTGCCATTTCGTTCGATGCCATCATGTTGTCCTTTACTTTCTTATCCGCTTTCCCCATCTTCTCAATTTGACTGATGAAGTCGTCGGTCGTGCCCGTATAGGCTTTACTGGATTGAGCCAGTTTGAAATAGGCATATTGTGACTTGATTGCATCGTCCCTAAATCCGCTCATCGCTGTCCGTTGCTGGGCAAACGCTGAACGAATTTCTGAACTCATGCGCTGTGCTTCGGGGGATGTACCACGATAGACCTCACGGATACGACGTCCCATCGAATCAAAACCACGTGTTACGGTCATCGTCGAGTCAACTGCATCACTTCCAAAGTTTGTGAACGACCGACCGGCTTGTTGCGCTTCCTGTCCGATTGTCGCAAAGCCACGTTGTGTAGTGTCAATCGCTTTGCCGGCATCCTGTGCCGATTGTTCGACATCGTTCAACGCACGATCCGCTCGTATCAGACCCTCTTCGCCTTGTACCGTGACGTCAACATTAATCTCCGTATCGCGAGCCATCCCATCACCCCTTTCCTTCGGTGGATTTCTTCATGCTCTCGTTGTAGATGTCCAGTGCGGCATTAAGAGTCCACAACTCGTCGACGCTCATTTCCGTGAGTTCTTTGTACGTCGCCGAGCAGTTTTCCGCGAGGAGCGGGCGGTAGATGAGCCAGTCCCGTTCCGCTTTCCTCTTATAATGGCCATCACTTTCCCGCGAAGGGTCCGTTGAACACTTCCTGTGCGACCTCTAACACTTTCGGGTAATCCTTTGGTTTTTCATCGAAGTAGTCGAAATCGACCTTCGGATCCACGACGACGTGTTTCCATAGTTCTTCTTGAAGTTTCGTCTGCATGAGGACGCCGTCTGCGTTCTTCGCGCGGTCTGCAATCTCATTTGCGGCACGGACGCCCGGGAACTGGAATGTATACTCGGTACCGTTGATTTCTTCTTTGCGTTGTTCAAATGACATGTTGAATTCCTCCTGTGAATGGTGGGATATGTGTTATGGATAGATGAAAAATAAAAAGGGTAGCCGAAGCCACCCTCTGATCAATCGATGTCGTTGACGTAGTCGAAAACGATGATCTCGTACTCACGATCTTCCGCTGTCTTGCCGAGCGTTCCAGTTGGTTTCTTGAGAATACGAGCCTGTGTGCCGCCTGCTTTTTCCGTCATGCCGTTCCGCTTAGAGACCGCCCAAAACGAAAAAATCTTTTTGCTATTTGCAAGCTTCATCATGTGTTTGTTTGATGGTGACGTTGCTTGCAACGTTACAGTACATGTCGCTGTGTCGTCGTTTGTCTCAGAGATAATGACGTCACCTTGTGCCCCGGATTCATATTCGAAGTCATCCTCGTTTGGTTCGAATTCGATCATGTCTTCTCCGAATCCCGTCAAGAATATTTCGTCCGCGGTAATCGTTGAGTTCTTTGCGTTAAAAGATGCTACTTTACCCATGCTCTAACCCCCTTAATAGTTGACTTGTCCTTTGATGTCTGCCGATTGAATTGCACCGGCAAGTCGGAAGGTGAACTTAACACCTGTCAATTTGCGTGATGCGCGTTGTGCTTCCGTTAGTTCATCGACGTTCGGGATTGTGACGGTATAAATTGGCTTACCAACAACGTCTTCCGCAACGATGTCTTGCTTCGCACCTTGGAGCAAAACCGTTTCGACGGCCGTCCCGACGAGGTTCGCACCGCTCTGCTCATATGGAATTTTACGGTTTTTTAGGAACAAACCTTGTACACGTTGTTCGATATTTGCGATGACCCAGTCATTCCCGACGATAACATCAAGATGTTCGCCACCAATTGTCTTACTTTCCGACGTCTGAGCTTCTCCAAACTTTTCGATGTACGTCGAACCATTGGCAGCATGAATCCGAGCGACTTCCGGCGGTGTGACATTGACCGGACGAACATCGAAGAATTGTTTAAACTTCGCCGTCGCACTACCGGCCGGATCCGCAGCGTATTCGCCGATAAATTCACCATCGATATAACGTGTGATGTCATCCGTATAGAGGACGTATGCCCGTTTGACACCGGATGCCTCAAGTGTTTCGAGGTCCGAGATGTCATTGACGCGTAGGATGGCGACTTTTGCTCCTTGTAAATCAATCGCTTCGACGAGCGCTTCTTGCTCTGCCACGTCCGCTGAAGTGGTGAGGACGTAATAGAACGCCTCTCCTTTTACTTCCTCGAACACGACGTCTGGTGTGCCCGCTGTGTCGTCATACCCAGCAATCGCCACTTTTTCCGGACGATTGTTTTGTTGTAGGATGGACCGTGCAAGTTTATACGTTTCTGTCGTCTCTGCAAAATCTACTTTGATGAGATCGAGTGCATCATCGCCCTCATAAACCTTGTAGGCGAAACCGCCTGTCTTCGCACCGATGATCAGCGGGAATGTTTCTGTTGTAAATCCGCTTGGTTTCAGTACGTCAATCGTTACATTCACGTCATTAGCCATGTGTAAAGCCTCCTTCATTCTCTAAATTCAAGTTGTTCCGTTTCCACTTCTTCAATCGTCTCAATGATGCGAACCATTTCTTCCTTCACCCGGAACCGAACGTCGAACCCGACACGATATTCGTAAGCGTCCCCGAGGTACAGCGTCCGGTCTTGCGGATTGGTACACTCGACGACGATCAATCCTTTGCGTAATAACTCCGTCTGTCCGGTGAAATCAAGATATTCAAACGCGTTGCCGGCTAATGCCCACGCCGCTGTTGACGACTTGGCATAAAAATGGAGCGAGAAGGTCGCTTCAACATCCGTGACCTTTCGCTCCTTTGCTTGTCCATCCTCTTCAAACTGCTCCAGATACCCGCTCATCGCTCCGTTTTGAACGATTCGAGGAGCAAGCACCTTGTATGAGGCAAACGGTAAAGCAGGACGATCTCCGACCGTGTCTGTTTCCGTGATTTCTACACCGAGAGCGGCACGTAGCGGCGCGTAAAATCCTTTGACCATATCAGCGTATGTCTTCATGCTTTCGCCTCCCTGGTCAAGCGGTACCGGTGAAAATCAGCAAAGTCTGTATGGTCGCCCATCTGTTCGATACGCCAGTTCGCTCCTTTGTGCAGGATTGTCCCGCGTACGTCAAGTGGCTTCAAACTGTATAACAACAAATCAGCGGATGTAATACGTCCACCTGATTCATAGATCGTGTTCTTGTCGACCGGAAAAACGGCAGCGGAAATTGTTTTCGTTTGAGCGGTACCTTCCAACCACTCGCCCGTCTCCGGATCCCGCTGCCCTTCCGATGTTCGTGTGTACGGCACGTCCTTACTGTATTTGTTGATCAGACGCTTGAATGCGTAATATTGTTGCGTGAGCATCGCGTCACTCCTTAATCGACTTCGTGCTTAATGGCACCAATCATGCGGCCCGTGTCTACCAAAGGATTACTGCTGCCTTTCAGTTTGACCGTGGCTGCACTGTTAGGTGGAGAAGAAAGATCACGGGCAAACTCTTGAATCTGACCGGCAAGATCCAGTCCGAGCATATCTAGCGCCGTATCGACCGGAATTCCTCCGTCGTAACAACCTTGGATAATATCATCAACCTTACTTCGCCAGTCCGCTTCTCTTGCGTCGAAACCGGCACGAATGAAAGACCGCTCCGGAATTCGGATGACAGTCGTTTCTTTCTTCAAGTGGATGCCGATGAAATGGAGATAGGCACGCATCTTATCGGTCACGGTGATCTCCCAGCCGTACTCATGGACATACGCGATCATCCCGATTTCTCCCTCTTCCAAGACACCGACTCGGATATTCCGTCCTTGCAGTTGCCGTGAGACACTCGCCATCTCTTTGAGACGTTCGTGACCATCTCCCCGCTTAACCTTGACGCCCATTAACGTCCTGCCTTATAAAACTTAATCTGACTGTGAAATGGTGCCCAATGTGCATGAGCGGTCGCGAATACAGTGAACTGATCACTTGCTGAACCAAATGACTGCGACATGCCAGGAACCGATTCAGACGTCACTCCGGTTCCGCGCTCCGCAATTTCTTGCTGAGACTTAACCCATTCCGAGATACCTAGTTTGACCGGTCCTGGTAGTTCGAGTTTTCCGCTAATAGGATCAATCAGCTGCATGAAGTCGAGTTTGTCACAATACTTCTGTGCCGCTAGTAATCCGGATTCAAGGAAAAGTGCCAACTTCACATCTTGCGAGTCATCATCGAGCGGAATACCGAGCAATACTTTCAGCTCATCAAGCGTCATGTTGATCACCAGCCAATGCATCAAGCAGTTCTGCTTTCTTCATCGACTCGTAACCTTCAACGCCTTTCTCTTTGGCCAACTCTTTCAGTTCATCGACCTTAAGCTTATCGAGTGAATCATCTTCCTCTTTTTCAACGACTTTTGACCAACCGAGTTTTTGGAAGAACGCAAGGAAACGGCGCGTGTCCGTCTCCCGCTCAACTCCATTACGTTCAATCTTAATGAGTTCATTACTCATGGAAATTCACCCTTTCAATTTTCGGTTAAGGAGTCACGTCCGGTGTGAGAACAGCGAATGCCTCATCTTTCAGAACCATGAATCCGACGTGCATCGTAGCACGCATTGCGAACATGTCCCGCTCCCAGAGGTTGATTGGCTTACCATCTTCCCCAAGTACACCTTCAAGTGTCGCTTCTTCTGAGATGCTGTATTCGATACCTTGAAGAACACCGTAACGAGCATAATCCCAGTTTCCAACGAACAATTCAGCAGCGGCATTCGTTGGGAAAGCGGCTTTGTTGATGTAAGCAATCGGGAGACCGAGGATGTCGTTCGTTGCGCCGTCACGTGGCTCGTTAAAGAGCGGACGACCGTTTCCATCGACGAATCCACGCAATTTCGCTTTGAACTTCCGACGTGTTGCGATTCCATCTGGATCGATGTCATTATCTTCTACCATTTCGATAACGGCGTTGACTTGTTGGTATACATCCCCGGCAGAATCGAATTGGACATTGTTTCCTGCTGCAGTAGCCGCTGCCAAAACGTTTTGGCCTGTTGCGTATGGTGAATTGACACCAAAAAGAGCAGCCAAATCAAATGTCGTCAAGAATGCCTTAGCAATTTCTGAACGCATTTCGCTGAAGAACGTCGGAACTGACCACTTGAGTGCTTCTTTCGTAGCAACGACGATGACACCGAGCTTCTTCGCTTCCATTGTCGCTTTCAACCATGTTGGTTTTGAGACTGGAATCTTGTTCCCCTCATCCACCCAGTAAGCGCCCACGCCTTCAGCCAGGTACGTGAATTCTTTCTTAGGTTTCGTCATCGGTTCGTTCTTCGCAAGCGCCATGACAGCGGAGCCTTGGACCATGTCGGCCATGATCAAGTTCGCTTGCTCAGTTGGGACTGATCCAGTTTTAGAATCAGACATGAGTACTGTGTCTGCTGCAGATGCGAAGTACTGGATGTTCAACTTCATCGGATATTTTGCTCGTACTACTTTATTCATATATGTGTACCTTCTTTCGATTATTGTGGTTTTTTAATTTGGTTCTTGGCAATGATCGCCGTAAAGTCTTCGAATGAACCCGCGCCTTTGTCAGCGCCTTTGCCCGGATTGTATCCGTTCTCTTTGAACTTAGCGTCCACTTGTGCTTTGACTTGCTTATCAATGAGGCCTTGAAGCGTTTTGATGCGGTTGTCTGTCGTTTGATTCCGGACCGTTTCGTCTTCTCCATCGGCCGTGACGACAAAATCGAGTAGCGAATCATCGAGTCCTGCCTTTGAGAGCTGTCGGACAGCATGGAAACGATTCTTTTCCGCTACAAGAGCCTGCTTCCCCTCATCGAGTTCACGTTGAGCGTCAGCGGCAATCTCTTCAGCTGACTTGCCTTGTTTACTGAGCTGATTGATTGTCGCCTGAAGCGATTTGTTCTTTTTGCCGAGGTCATTGCGAACTTGATCCTGACCTGCTTTGATGAGGGCATCGATTTGAGCCTGTTGCTCCGGTGTGAAGACTGCGCCTTGGTCGCCTTTATCGTCACCTGTTTGATCATCGGACCCGTCAGTTCCACTGCCTTGAGAACCAGCGTCCCCGCCTCCATCCCCGCCTGTATCAGCAGCAAAGAATTGTAGATTGAGTTGAAGCGGTAAAATTTTCTTAAAATACATGTGTCATTCTCCTTTTTGCGTATCGATTACCGAGCCGGTTCCGAGCCGAATGTCGTATCTTTCCCGTATCGCATGCATCGAGCCGCATATGAATTTATTTGAGTCGATCTTTCTTCCATTGTTCGAACGTCATATCTGCAAGCTCTTGATGTGTTTTCTTTTCGACACGTTCGACTGAATAGGTTACGAAGCACCTGCAGTTAATATCATGTTCCGCTTTTCCGGATTGTCCTGGTGTCATGGCAGTAATGCCCTTGCCCAGATTGAAAGGTTGATCACTCGAGACTGTCTGACCATCAAGCGCTACATGATTTGATTTGGTCGTTTTGCGGACTCTTGAGTCGCGGGACGTGTTCCATTTCTTTTTCATGACAATGCCTTGATTAGTGGCCCGTGTGACGGCTTCTTGTTTCCCTGCTTCCGTGACACGATGTGTTTCTGTCCGCGCAATCGTGATTGCCTTCCGGTAGTCATTCTCGACGACATCTTTCAGAGCGGTGGCCATCGTACGGTAGGATGATCCTTTGACCAGCTGTTGCGTCAATCGTGTCCGTAATTGATACACAACTTCCTTCCGATTCTTTTCTAAGGTTTCGTTGAGCGTCAATCCACGAATCGGATTATTGATCGACGCTAAAATCTGCTCACCCTTAATTTGAGAAAATCCTAAACGAGCGAGTGTCTCGGTCTCGATGCCATACGCCATGTATTCATAAGAATATTTCATGGATTCTTTCAAATAGGCGACCAGTGCGTTCTGCCGCTGTTTGGTGAGCTGACGAGACTGCGACTCAATCTGTTTAACCAGTGCATCCATCCGCTTGTATTTTGCCATTTCTTCTAAGGTGAGTTTGCCGCCCTGTTCAAGCTTGGTGTAATAGCCGGAAACATCTTGCAAGATACCTTGTAACATTTCCTCGTATTGCTTTTTGATAGCGGTTTGTTGCCGACTGAGTCGGTTGGCGTTTGTTTTTGCTAACGCTGCTTGCTTATCTTGAAACGATTCCATCTGTCGTCGCCCCCGAACCTACACTCGGAATGGTTTTGTTTTGATTCAAGTCCAGCGGTTCGATGGCATCCCGCTCCGCTTCCATCTGTTTCATCTCGTAATCAACATCATCGATGAAGGAAGCAAGTCCTAGGCGAGTTTGTTCAGACAAGACACCCATCGACTTACTGAGTACGTCAATCTCATACAGTAGATCGAGTGGGAAATTGCGTTTGAATTCACTGATCACCTTGAACGGATTAAACGTAATGCCGGCAACCTTCCACTTGGTGGCGAGAATCTCGCACATCCGCGTATCGGCAGCACGAAACTTTTGCTCGAAGCGGGCACATTTCGTTTCCAGTCCGAACAATTTGAATTTGAGAGCCACGCCGCTGCTGTTTCCGCTGAACGCTTCATCCGACAAGTCAGGTGTTCCGCTAAACCGATAAATGGCACTATGCAAACGATTAAGATGATTCTCAATCACGTTGTCATTCAAGTTCTTGGTCAAATAATCAACAAGCGGTCGTTCTCCTGGCATGGCTGGAATACCGAGCGCTCCGGTCTTCATCATCTGGTCGAGGATTTCTTGGTTGATGTCGATTCCATAGAAAATCATGTATGCCAGGCGAAAAGATTCAATCTCGCTGTTCACGTCGGAGAGCGTCCGGTCAACGGCATCGATGATTTCGAGTACCTTGTCGGGATCTCCCATCAGTTCATCATTGTTCGGGTATCCAAATAGCGGACACTTCGCGAAGTTATGTGACGCTTGTTCAATTAATCGGAGTTCCGTTCCGTCCTGTTGGTACTTATACCGGGTCGTGTCGTCATAGAAATGGATGATATATCCGCTCTCGTCGCCATAATAGCGGATAGCGAACTCGGTTTCGATGATGTTTCCATCTTCATTCAGCAAAATAGCTTGATGGCCAGGGATGTACATCAGCCGATCATCACCCATTTTATCGGTGTAGATGAGCCGCGCTGAGTATCCGGCAATAGCACAATACTTCGTCGTCTCCATGTTGATGTCCGCGATACGATTACGTTCGAAGAAGTCAGCCAGTTGTTGCTTGGCCGTTTTGAATTCCGGTGTTTCCTTGTCATAGCTGTATGAAGCAGCACTTCCGGCAAAGTAACCGGTCTTCATGTCGACGATTTCAGACACGTAATCAAAATTCAACTTACGATCCGTCGTGACATCCCGCTCAAGTTGACGAGAAAAGATAGGAATACCTCGGCTGTTCGTTTTGTAGCGGTCATAGTTCTTAAGCATCCTTGCTCGGTGCCCGGAATGCTTTTCGATGATTTTGAGGATTGTTTCCTGCGTCGGTCCTTCTGTTTTGAGCCGGATGATTTCATTCGTATAATCCGGTACATCAAAGACTCGTAAAGTTGCGCCTGTGGTAATGCCTCCACCTGTTTCAAATCCACTCACGGTAACACCTCCTTATCTAACTGATAGAGCTTTAGCCATTGGTCTCATGGCGACTGTCTGTACAAAATAGCGGCATGCATCTGTGCAGTGATCGTGTTCTTTGATGGGAGCGTCTTCGCCTCGTTGCCCTGCTTTCTCATCCCACACATAGGAATGGAACTCACGGAACAGATTAGTCAATCCTGCAAAGAACTTGATCGTGCCATTCATCATGGCCGTCTTCGTATTCCGGATGCCATCAAGTACCTCGTTGTGTGCAGGGCGGACCAGTAATCCTGCTTGACGTAGTTGTGTGATGAAGGATGCAGCAGATGGATCCACAATGATTGCTTGAACCTTTGTCTCACCAATGAACTCCACCAAGTCATCACAATACTGTTTGTCCGTCTTCTGTCTGCCCGCTGTTCTTCCGGAATGGTAGTACTCTTTGATGGCGTACCATGTCTTTCCGAGCAATCCCCATAGAATGAAGACCGTCGGATTCTGGGTCCCGTAGTCAATGCTAATGTAGTGGTTCGTCATACTGGCCACGAAGTTGGTTTCTTCTTCCTTGCTACCAAATCGTTTGATTTCTGTTTCTTCATCAAAATTGTCGAAGATGAGTCCTTCTGACATGACCCACAGACCGAGAATGTAACGTTGATAGAAGACGCCGCTGTATAACCGCTTATATCGTGCCCTCACTTCATCTGAGAGCGACGGGTTATCATCCATCGTGAAGTGGATATGCAGCGCATTTTTCTCTTTCGTTTGATTAAGCCATTCCATCTTGAACCAGTGATATGGACCAGCAGGGTTCATGTTGAACCAGAGCTTAGATCCCGTCACCGAACAACGAGCGGTCGCTTGGTTGACGAACGAACGTGGCATGAGTGCCGCTTCATCAAAGAAGAAACCGGCAAGCGTGATTCCTTGAATGAGATCCTGCGAACCTTCATCCTTACCGCCGAAAATATAGAACCGGTTGGTGACACCGTTCTTACTGATTTCGATGTAATTGTCAGCACGATGTTCCTTGACCTTGTAGCCGCGACCTCTGAGCATCTTCTTGAGCGGGTTGAGGACGTTTCGTCTAAAGGAGCCAATGGTTTTCCCTGCCATGCCGAACTGTTCGTCATTGAAAGAGCTCATCGCCCACATGACATACGACAAGGACATGATGAGTGTCTTCCCCGCTCGTACCGATCCGTCACAGATGATGGCATCGTGTTTTTTAGCGGTTCGATTCTTCCACCAGGTCAGTACCTTCATCTGTTTGTTCGAGAACGGTGTGAACTTGAACACATTCCCTTTTGCTTTCTTAGATGTCTTCATGGTCTTCACTCCACACTTCATCCACTTTTCCTTCCAACGCCTGAATGAAGCCGTCATCGTCAATCTCGTCCGGTTCATCTTCTTTTCTGAGGCGTTCGAGCTCCACTTTCAGCTTCTCGAGCCGCAGCTGTTTTTCTTCATCGCCATTCGTCAGATGTTCATACGAGCGGATCATACTGTCGAGACGTCCTTGCGAGCGGGCCAGTGCTGCCATGAAAGAAGCTTGTTTCTCATAAGCAAACATGACTTTCCAGCCATCCTTCTTATCACCTTCTTCAGTCTGTTCTTTCGACAGATCATCTTTGTCCTCTACATACATCACTTCAAGCGAATGAAGGATATTCGCATACATCAATTGAATCTGATCCCACAGCATGTCAGCGGGATTCCGGTCGTGTACGACGTCCATGATGTCCCGAATCTTCTGAGGTAGATACTCCGCATACAACCCATGCAGACGAGCATTCTGATTACCGGCAGGAGCACCGCCGGCATTGCCTTGCGCATGAGTATTTCCTTTTCTCGCACCGCGGACACGTTTAAGAGCGCTCCCATTCGAATTAGGAGCGCTCTCATTCGTATCTTGATTGATTTCTTCATCCCAGCGGTCGGTGGCTTTCCACTTTCGAACGGTATTCGAAGTGACTTCGAGTTGTTTTGCGAGATCGACGAGTTTTAAGTTTCTTCCCTCTTTCACACTCAAAATCCATATCCGCTTCGCCTCGTCCCGCCGGGGGTCTCGAGGTCTAGCCACTCTTACCACCACCCTTCATGAGTACTGTCTGTCCTCGATTTAATTATGTGTTGTTCCGCAATCAACTGGTCCTGCGGCGTACGGTTAACGTTCGATGTGCCTGACGCTTCGTCCCTGATGCAATGACTCGATTTACATACCAAGATGTGTCCCGCTCGTAGCGTGCTTCATATGGGATTCTAACGATGCCTTTTTGCTTCGATACCGCAACGACTTTACTCATTCTCTCTTTCACATTTCGGAAGAAGGCTTTGACCGCTTCCCATAGTTTTTTTATCGCTGTTGCTAATGCTGCCTGAAACATTGATTGTTCTGAGGTCATCACTATTCTCCTCTCTCTTATGCTTTCCAACGAACCGACTAGGTCGATCCCCATCAGCTCGTTGCAAGGCACAAAAAAAGCACCCCGAAGGATGCTATACACTCTTAAATTTCATACATTAATACTCTTTCAAGAAATTCTTCAAATTTGGTTCGCGTAAATCTTGACTCACCACCATCTAGTCCAAACGATTGCACAAGATTAGGTTCACTTCCAAATTCCTTTAAAACTGAATAACCATCTAAAATCTCAATGCTTCCTATTTTTGTTTTGTTACCACCGAGGGAACTATCAGGTAAAACACATTCGAGTGTAAAAAGTCCTCGAGATGTAGATGAAGTTTGAGAACAATGAACTTCTCTTATCACATCACCTTCTTTTAATGTTCTTACATATAAAGATAAATTTGAATCATCGGGATAATTAGTCGACCAAACGAGCGGCTCTCCACCAATTGAATAACCTTCAAATGCTGCTTCAAGATTGTTAAAAACAGATTTTACAGTATCCGTTATTCCATTAACTGAAGCATATTCTCGTTCTTCTAACTTTAAATCAAAATGTTGCTTCAAACCATGAATCAATTTTTCCATACAAATAAAACTCCCATCAAATAAATTTGGTATTACTTTACACTTATTCGATGAAAAATTACTTATTCCTTCCAACAACGCACGACCACTCCGCCCTCGTGTTTGATTCACGTTCTCTCTTGGCTGCGTCATACGTTGTTGGCAAGAAGCGAATCATCTCATTCGCTCGAGTTCTTTCTTCCAGAGATACTTCAACCAATCACTTTGCGGAATCTTCCTGACGGCTCCCGTTCGTTTGTCCTTACGATTCTTGTCTACTTTCCAGCAGATCACGAATGGCTTGCTTTCCATAGAATCACTCTCCTTTATATGAACAAATATCCGGATGAGAACGACAGCTGCAATGCATCTGGGGAATGACATGAAGCCATCATCACAATGATCGGGGATGTCATCAGCCCATCCGGATACTTCTGCATACAAAAAGGACGCCCTGTCCGTTACAAGGCGCCCCGCTATGTGAGTAATCGTTATTCAGTAGAACAGCACGACTTTCGCCGCACCCGCTTCGTCTACATGGAAAGAATATCACGTATAAAGCAAGTTTTTGTATCAAGATTGTATCAAAATTGTATTACGTTTTTTTTCTCATTAACGATTGATTCTATTTCTTTTATTTCTTCTTGTTTTTTGATCCTTCCCTGCTCTTCTTCAGATTCCAATTCTGAAATTCTTGTTTTCATGTGGTCGTAGTAAAAATCATATTCGTTTTTTTGATAATCTGTAAGTCCGACTTCATATGAAATTACAATGGCGAAAAATGATAACATTGTACCAAAAAACACAAATCCAAAATTAAAATCATCTTTTAAAAAGAAAAGCATAGATACTAAGAAAATTAGGATTCCTAATCTGAAATACATTTTTTTGATTGTTTGCGTTTTTTGATGAAAAGAAAAGTATTTTTTAGGGGAGAATTCTACCTCTCGAATCTCAGTAAATACTTTTTCATATATACTATTTGATAGACCTTTTCCTTCGATTTTATATTCAAGAACGATATCTTTAGTAGCCAATTCCTTTTGAGAAGAACCCAATAGTATTGATTTAATTCTTTCTTTTCTATTATTCATATTAAAAATTCCTTTCATAAATCTAATCTAATAAAAAGAGACAGAGTAACAAAACATAAGTTTTGTTCCATCTGCCTCCTACTTCCAATAGTCTAAATATGTAAATTTACATTTAATCCTAATTTACTTTTGTGTTTTATCAAGTCTTTTTTCTTTCCAAGAATCCCACTCACCCCAAAGAATATAGGCTATTCCTATAATTAAAGAAATGATAACAAGCATACCTGAGTTAGGCATATATTCTTGAGCCGAATCATTCATAGCCCCTCTAGAATTAAAAGCAATAGCAAATAAAGCAACGTTTACATATCTAAATACATAAATAAATGCAGCAATACCTAAAAATGAAACCCCTGTTTTTCTTTTAGACAAATTCCTACCCCTTCCAAAAAAAGTATTTAATTTACCATTAATGTGATAAGATGTATTGGTAACTATGTTAATAATACACTATAGAGGAGTTCGAAACAATGAAATTAAATAAGTACCCGTTTGCCGTCCTTTCCAGTTTAGTCATTCTCAGTCCTTTTTCTAATGGACTTTCAGTTTTTGCTGAAGATTCTGTAAATGTTATGTCAGCAAGTGAAGAAAGCGTTGATGAAACTACTGACGAGATTGATTTTTCTGAAGTAGATCTATCAGAAGTTTATACTGTAAACAACTCTACCGCTGATAATTCAGTAACAATTGAAACACCAGATTTTCCATTCGATAAACCATTCGAACTAAATGATTCTGGTAATGATTACTCTGCTCAAGGGTTTGGTTATTCTAGAACTTGGTCTGAAAAATCAGAGGATAAATACTGGGGAAAGCGCAAACGAGCAAGTAAACTTTTAGCTAACTGTGGTACAAGAGACGCCAATCAAGGCATTGGCTTCAGTAGAACAGAAACTTGGAGTGCAAACTTTAATTTAGGTTTGCCTGATATAAAGAAAGTAAAGACTACTATCGGCTTCACACTTACCAAATCTTCAACGATTTCGAGCACTGTGGGTATTAACGTTGCTCCTGGCTCTATAGGATGGATAGATTTTAGACCACTAAAATATAAAACAACAGGAACATTTTACAACCGTATGGATGGTATGGTTATGTCTTCCCAATATTTGAAATTATTATCTCCTAAGATGTTACGAGGAGAACTAGACGGAGTACATGTTTCTCAAGACAGAAAAATGTCTTCTGCTGAGAGAAATAAATTTTGCTCGAAAAAATATTAATAAAACTACTAAACCGAATATATAAAAATACATACTTGAAGTTACTTTTACTTGTAACTACAAGTATGTATTTTTATATATTCGGATTGTTGCAATTATGCGATGATCGTCAGTTTGTCCGCATCGATGGCACCCAATAGCTCTTCAATTAGATAATTTTTGATATTCTTGATAGCTTCATTCTTCCAAGCACCACCATCTGCTTCGAACAAGGCAACTCGTGGTCCGCTCTGCATCCGAAGGACGAACTTGCTTTCTGGTTGATCGACTTCAATGAATGTCCGATAAGGAGCAAGTGTGACCGGATTGATGACTTTGACGTCACCGACTGTTGCGACACCCGTCTTGACCGTGACCGCTTGCGAGATACCGTCATCCCCGACCGTCCGGACATTGTCTTCCTTCATCGTGCCGACGATTTTCAAGATTAGTTGTTGATCCTCATTCGGGACGAAGACGGACTGGAGTTTGATGTTGATGTCTTCCGGATCGTAGTACGAATCGAAACGGAAAGACGGGATATACGCGTGAGCTTGGATGTAGTGGTTGCGATTCTGATCCCCGTTGAGTTTGCTCATGACCGTGACCGTCTCGGGGTCCTTCACATGAACGAGCAACGATTCATTTGTGTCGAACTCGCTCTTGATGTACTCGACGAGTGCCGTCAGCGTGTGTACTTTCAAGGCACTTGCGGTCGGTGCTGTAATCGCATGGAGGTCACGGTCTGAAACCGTGCGACCATGAACCTCTGTTGTTTGGAATTGACCGTGATCTTTGATCCAGTTGAACGCATCTTTGAGTAATGACATATGAACATCTCCTTTGATTTTTGAGGTTGGATTACCGAGTTTTAGGCTTTTGCGGAACGGTTGCTGCGTAAATCGATGACGTTATCTTCGTTCGGTACCGCACTTTCTTCTTCAATTGGCATTCCGACGTCATTGACGATCTCGCCGCCATCAGAAATCATCATCTGTCCAGGAGAACCTGACTTCAATTCCTGACCGACCGCTTTTCCGTCTGAATCAACATCGATGATGATTTTTGAACCAATCGTCCGCGCTGGTGTCAGAACTGTTTTGACACCGATATCGACCAGTGCCAGGTCGCGTTCTTCGTCTGCAGACAATGACATCGTAATCGTCACTTTACGTTTCTTCGTTGGGTCCGTATTTTTATCAGCGATATTAGCATAAACTTCGTTTAAAGCGATATTGACGCGTTCAGCAAATGCACCGTTCGCAAATTCGTTTAGATTGATTTTAGGTTGTGGCATGGGATTCCCTCCGATTGGTTGATTAGTTTTAGTTTTTTCATACGGTAGTCGAAATGTTACGGTCCCCCTTCCTTATGTTGTTCGTAGTCTTCCCAAACACCGAAGCGATCGGCGACGATGCCGAGTAGTTTGTCCTTTGCCTCGTAATAAGTGTTCCGGTTGCCGTAGCGCATCATTTCGATGACGACGTTATCCGTGTACTTGAATTTCGGTCGGTACCGGAGATTCCAGATCTCGTTCAGGTCCGGGTCGGTCTCGTCAAGTTCTTCACGAATTCGGAGCAAGAGACGTTGCTCGGCTTCTGCTTGCCGAAGTTGCTCAAGCAGCATGACTGCTTTCTCGACACTGCTCGACGGTCGACTATTCCGCTGCACCTCACTGGCTTGATAGCCGGCCGTGATTGAGGGAGATGAGCGTGCCTTTAACGATTCAATCCGTGCAGGTAACGTATACAGGCTTTTCAGTTTGTTCTCAACGAGAACGCGTTGTGCTTTCGTCAGCTTATGTGCGATATATTCCATGCAGTGCCGTCTTTCCTTTCGTTTTAGAATCGGAGCGGTCGCCAGCCGCTCTTGATCATTTTTTGCGTTTCATGTTGTGTGGCATCTGGGATGTACAGCACTATGTACTGTTTCTTTTCGTAACGCTCGAACAATTGCGGTTTCGTTCCGCTGTACTTTATTCGCTGATTCGGTCGGGCCATCGCCGTGACACCTCGTGTTCATCAAGTGAGCGACCTTCGAGCGTCCAATCCTTTCGTTCTCTCGACAGCATGACCGCGATGCTGATTGGTCGAAGTCCGTCCTCCACCTGGACCAAGCGACCCGCAATCAATGTATGACGACGGATCTGGTTCGAAATGAACAGGATTTCTTCACGGTGATCGTGCTTCTTGCGAAAAACGAGTGTTTTCATCAGTCATCGCTCCCTTCTACTACTGTCCAATCTGCTTGATATTCGGACGGTGATAATCGTTGAAAGGCTGCACGATGGAACGCTTCATCCGTATGGTTCCGAACCATCTTCGTCATATATCCATTCGCATCAAGTTGCATCCGAATGATGCCGTGTTGAAGCTCAAACTCTGCAAAACGAATCGTGCCCGTTGCGATTCCTTTCATAGCATCGAAAATATTCATCATCCCGTCTCCTTCCTTGGCTTCCGCTCTGGAAGCTCCATCAATGCGATATACCGCACATATTCATTTCGAGAAACGAACCTGACACGACCGGAGAATTCTTCTTTCGAGAACTGTTTGCTGCCTTTTACGAACTGATCACGCCGGACGAGCCGGGCGCCACGGTTCACATGGTCCGCGATACGCCGGTCAAGTCCTGTCTCACTGATATCCGTCAATCTGAACTGCATCCATCATTCCCCCTAGTCCTGATGGAGCGAGCGAAGTAGTTCCTGGACTTCCGAGTCATCCGGAACATTACTTTCAAGCTCCTGCTTTTTCCGTTGTTCGAAGGCTTGCTGTTCCTCTTTCTCTTTTGCGACCCATGCCGGTTCTTCCATGTCCGGAACATTTCGACGATTACGACCAAATCCTTTCGTAGATCGAGACGTTGACCGCTTGGATTCATGCAGCTGGATGGCTTCGAGCGTGAACAGTTTCTTATCCGCGAGCTTCCGGATAATTGCTTTTGCGTACTTCCAGTTCCGCACATCATTGAGTACCGATTGTTCGAGCGCGTACTGAATCAATTCATAGGAACTTTCAGCGAGCGTATGCTGAATATCATCAATGACGTAACCGGATGCCATGCCAATTTCTTTTTGAAAGAAGCTGACTAATTTTGAAAGATCATCGTTATTATTGATTACGCGCTCTGATGATGATGAATTACTTAAAGGGTTATTCTTAATAGGGTTATTCTTAGGGTCAACGTCAGTGACTACCCCTAGTCTCTGTGGTTGACTACCCTGGTCAATGTCAGTGACCACCCCTAGTCGTTGTGAATTACCAGTAACGAAATTTTCTATGGTGTAAATATTGCTTGTTTGATTCCCATCATCGTTCTTTCTAGCGTTTTTTCGGACGAGTCCTTTACAAACAAGAGATTTCACGCAATTGATTGCTTTGTACCTTGAACATTGCGCTTCTTTTGCAATCGTCGCGTACGAAGGGAAGGCTCCAGTCCCGTTGACCGCATGACTTTTGAGAACGAAGTAGACCATCTTTTCGTAGATGTCCCCGAAGGTCGCATTATCGCGTACGACCTCGTGGGGAATCATGGTGAAGGGAATCGTGTTACTGTCGTGAATTCGATCTTGGCTCATATTCCGTCACCTCACACGTCGAATGGGAACTGCTGCCCATCGAATGGATCCTCTTCTTTGTTCAGTGTTTCGGGTTCTGTCTGTTCTGCCACCGTGTCGACATATTGATTTTCGATGAATCCCGTCTGCGCAACAGTCGATTCTTTGACCACACTGATTGAATTGTCGGCACTGATGAGCTCACCGATTTGGCGAACCTGTCCGTCCTCTCGCTCAATCGAAAGTGGTGCGGTCTTCAGTAATTTAATGATGACCGTCTTTTTCGCCATCTCGACGAAGTGATCTTTCCATGGTCCGAAGACGTTCCCACTTTTATCTTTCGATTTCGTAAAACGATCACGGTGCTTCTCAACCTGGTTCCGTGTCATAACGACGAAGTCTGATCCGCCGTCCTTAAGGTGATACACAGCATAAAAGTGTGTGACCTTACTCGGATCATCTTCACCACAAGGGACGTGGTGCAAGTCCTTGTTCAGACCGTAAGAATAGTGGAAATTGTCTCCTTCATAGACCTCATGTGTGTACAGTTGCTTGAGCTCTCCGGAGCGGCGTGCAAGATCGATCGTCCCCTTAAACCCTAGTTGAAATTGGGCTTCCATTTGCTTCGTCTTACCATTCCAAAATGGGAGGATGTAGGCATGACCGATTAGATTCGGCTCGACGCCGAGTGCAGCGCAATTGACAATGGCGCCGACGAGCGTCGCTGGATCACAATCGAACAACTTTGGGTTACGTGTCGCTGCATTCAAACCGAGGCGCGCCAAACGCTCTGGCGTGACATGCTTTGGTACGAGAGATTGAATCGCCTTGAAGTTTGAGGCAAGCATGTTTTGAAGTCCTTGCTCAGGTGTCGTACCTTGTTGTGCCGGAGCTTGAGAAGCCCGGTTTGCGAGTTGATTTTTGATATCTGCTGTTTTGGCCATGATGAATGCCCTCCCTTATTTCGTTTCTTTTATCGTAAAGCGGCGTGTCGGTTTTCCGATTTTGACGTACTTTTCATATAGATCCGGTTGGTCTTTCGCGAACGACTTTGTATCGAATGTTTCGCGAGGCTTCGTATTCTTCCACTGAACAAGATGGTTACGTGCGATACCAACTTCTGCCTCACCAATCATTCCTTTGAGACGATTTTCCGCATCGAGCACTGATTTTTTCACCTCTGCTTCACGCTCTTTGGCAAAGCGATATGCATCGATCAGATCATCCGCATCATCTGGCAATTCAATTTCTGAATCACTTTCTGCCATTGGGAATAACTGCTTCAGCAGGTCACTCGATGCGCCAGTACCGTCGTATGCAGGTGGAATACGCTTGAGGATGTGATTATTCCAAAAATCTGAGGCGATATCCGTGATGTACTGAATCAGTTCATCGTCACGCTCGATCCGTTTATAGATGAAGTGATTGCCACCAATCAGTACAGCAATCCATGCAGCCTCGTATCCAGTGATATTCAAATAATGCATGACCTGAATCAGATAGGCTGCCGGAATCTCGTCGTCTTTCCACTCTTCTTTGAGATAAGCGGATGCCGTCTTACATTCGAGTAGTTCCTTCTTGCCAATCAGGACGCGATCAAGATTTCCGAGCAAGTATGGATGCTCTGGGTGATGAATCATGTGATTCTTACGACGAACTTTGTGTCGGCTGCGTGCTTCGAATTCCTTCGCTACAACATCCTCCATCACGGTACCCCAGTAGGCAGCCTCACCTGCTGTATCCTCGATGTCTACCTCTCCTGTTTTTTCGAGATAAACGCTCATTGCTGACTTGTATTTGTTCAGACCGGCGATGGCTGCGATATCACTTCCGCCGAGCCCTTTTTTACGCCACTCGAGCCATTCATTCTTATCCATGTCCTTCGTGTTGACTAAAATGTTCATCTTCGTTCCTCCTTATAGAACGGCATTTCGATAGTCGGTGAGCTGTTCCTTAAGTTCTGGATCCAGCTCGAACGTATCGAAGTCCGATTCAGTGGTGATTTCATTTGACTCATAATCGTCAGCGCAATCGATACAGAGATAGGCGTCCGCTTCGGGGATATATGGAAGCTCCGTGACGTCTTCTGTTTCGTATTTGCATCCATTACAGCGGTAGATAGTCATTTCGACTCCTCCTTCACCTTGGCTAAAGCAATTTTTAACGTCTCGATTTGGCTTTGAAGCACCTGGACGAATGAATAAGCCGGTGCGTATGTGCCGAGTACGAATCCTAAACGTGACAGCGTCTTTTCTAACTCTGCGATGGTGTGATCCACAGATTCGGTAGCGCGATCGACTTCGATGGCTGCTTTCTGCTTTTTAATGAACAGCAGGCGCCCGATTCGTTGCGCTCGATTAATCGTGTTCATGGTTTTCCTCCTGTCCGGAGCGTGATACACTTAAGTTCCTAGGCAAAAGTGGTCATCGCTCTCTTGAGTGGTGGCTTTTTTTCTTGTCCGCCTGTTCTTGCTCCAACTTCCGCTCTTCACGTCCTTCGATGATGAAGACGGGAACGACAGCAATCAGTGACACGACCCAGACGGTCGCCATCATGACGAATGCTTCCGCTGACATGTACTCACCTCCTTTCCAGGTCAACCTCGTTCATCCCACCACCAGCCGCCGAATGCTATGGCGAAAGCAATCAATGCGAAACCGTAGATGACATATGCGTTCATTTCAGCTTGATTGGAGGATCCATTCGGACTAGATGCATATCGAACGTGTCTTCCATAAGATGCAGAACGTGTTTTTTGTTGATGGCGTCAATCACGATAATCGGATCATTTTTGACCATCTGTTTGAAGTGGACCAAGGCATCCGGCTCCGATTCTTCCACCATCTCTCGCGTCACATCAGCGAGGATGCTTGACACGACGTCCTCAACGTTGATCAAGGGTTGAAGCGTTGGGTTTTCGTGAAACCGATCTACCAGAGCATTGGCTAAGACATCAAGATTTTTATAAAGTGGCATGTTGTTTCACTCCTTCGATTGTTTGATTCCAGTCGTTGCTTTCAACTCGTTTGTCGAGCCATTCATATAAATGCTCGCGGCGGACAATGATTTTCCCATCGACACGTGTAATCGGTAATCCGTTCTCGCGGATCTGTTTGTCAATCGTGCTACGGCTGCACCGTAGCTCCTCACATACTTCCGGTACCGTGAGATACTCACGCTTCCGTGCAATCGTTGCGAGTGATTCTGCAATTCCGTCTGCAATCATGCGTTTGAATTCCTGCTCATTGAACAACATGGTTTACCTCCTCACGATTTAGACGAGCGCTGGACGCCAATGTGTGACGTATGAGAGTGCTTCGTCGAATTGGTTCTGTCGGATATCACGATAAGATGCGACTGCGAAAGCACGTTTGATGTCGCTCCCGAAACGTCCGTACAGTTTCGCTTTCGAATCATATAAATCAGATGGCCGTTCACTTAGTTCTTTCCATAGATCCTCAGCACGACGTTTCTTTGCTCGTTCGATTGCTAGCTGTTGCCCATAATCGAGGGTCATCCGTAAATCAATCTTTTCCGTGAGTGTCGTGATGGCTGCTTCCGTCTCACCTTGTTTCTCAAGCAGTTGGGCTGTTGCGGTGAACAATTCAGCGAACGGGATGCCCTTGGGTACTTCATAGGATCCGGTGTTGCGGATTGATGGGAGTACTTCTTCCATGACCCAATTTTCGAATGCTTGTGCTGCCGGCAACTTCGAGTTGGTGACAAGACGGTAGACATCCGGTTCGCGGATAACGATCATGTCCTGTGTACCACCATTTGTAAGGACGGGATGTTTCGTCCCACCCTTGCAGTGACGACTGACTGCCTTATGCGGTTCTTTGTATCCAAGCGCTTTCGCAACATCTGAAGCAACGAATAACGGTGCAGTGTTGTTGCCGATCATTCGAATTTCGCTGCCTTTAAAAACTTTTGTAAGTTGATTCATAATTCTTCCTCCTAATTTCGGGTATAAAAAAGAATAAAGAAAAAAATATTATTCGTTAGTTGCTTTTACGCAACCTTTATTCAAAAAAATTTGTTGCTCAACATCCTTTTCCATTCCCAAAAGACTAATTACTCTAAAAATTTCTGTAGCTGTAAATTCTGTTTTACCTGACTCTTTTCTATAGTAAGTCGAGGTATTGACTTCTAATTCTTTCGCTACTTCTCTACGAGTAAGTTTGCTTTTCTTTCTTCTAAACTCAATAAGAGCAAGAAAGGCATCGTTCATACTATCCCTCCTTTCTGTTGCGTATTTGCTACCCTTAAACCAAATATACACCCTTAGTTGCTTAAACGCAACGGTTATTTTTAAAAACTTTCTTCTTTTCATTGCATATATGCAACGAGTGTTGCCATGTCGGTTATACTACTTGTAAAGTCGTATTATTTAATTTACTAAATGGTGGTGATGTATAAATGAAAAATTCTTCGACAACATTTACAGATAGATTTGAAGAAGAGATGAAGAGAAGCGGCCTATCCAAAGCTACGATTGCCGATAAAATTGGAGTTAGTAAATCTACGATCACAAGATATGCAGATGGGTCAATGGGACCTAATGCATCCTCGATAGCTAAACTTTCCTTGCTATTTGGTTGTAGCGCAGACTATTTACTAGGTTTGACGTCAAAGCGTAATTCTTCCGCTGATCCTATCATGAAAGAATCAGATGTTCATTACGAAGCGGATGAAAGTATCAGAAAACTTCTAAAGCTGACCGATGAAGAGCTGGAAAGTCTTTCTCGAAAACAGATCGAAGAAATTTATGCGTTTATCGAATTTCAAGTTGAAAGAAGCAAAAAGGCGGCTGAATGATCTCAGTCGCCTTTTTGATACTCAATTTTTATTGTCTCCCATTTATTTCGATCGAATACTTCATCCAGCGTGAAGGTCATTCGAATAGTTAGTCCATCTTTCCTTACAGTCACTTGTCGCTCTTTTAATAACATTGATTCTTTGGATTTTAAACTGAGCGTTGACTTCACATACAAAATGAACCCCTCCAAATGCGAACTAACGTTCTATATGATGTTTTTTTAGTATGCCTTATGCAAACCTTATTTTCAAGTATCATCCTGTTCTTTACAATCCCAACGATTCGACAATTTATGACATTCTCTATTTATTTACAAAACTGTTTTTCAAAATAGTGAAACGTGACTGATACAGATATTTGTCGAACACTTTTTTATTTACTTAGATTAGAATTGTCGAAACCTGTCGGACGGTTGTTGCCAAACCTTCCCTTTTTCTTAAAAGGAAAGACTTTTACACATCTTAAAATTGGTAAAATGAAGGGAAATGAACATTAAGGGAGGAAAAATTATGTCTACGAGTCGTCCGTTCCCACTAAATGAACTTGATCGACTTCATCCAAATGGATTCGTAACGTTAGGTAAAGCAAAATCTACTACATACAGTGAACCCTTCTACGTTGTTGCCACTGAAAAAGAAGGGCTTTATTTTTACGTTCGTCATCAACAATCCGTTGAACTTTTAGTTTACTATCATTGGAATCAGATTCCCGATGAGTTATTTAAAAGTGATCGTAAAAATGATCGTACCTACCGGCATAAAAAAAACGTTGTCCTGACTATCTTTGTTGGCGATGAAGAAGGAAAAGAAGTCGCAAAATTGATTGAACAACGAAAGAAGATCTCATTACTTGCTCGTCCGTGGTATAGAAAGATTCTTGGCTATCGAAGTGGCACCGGCTGGAAAATGCTTATTGCCTCCCTCGTCTACTTCTCATTATTAACTGGACTGGTCAATGGTGATGATGAAAAGGATAAAGCTGAGCCCGTAAAAACGGAACAAATCAATACATTAAAGGCTGAAGATCAGTCCGATGATACTAAAGATGACGACACAGACGATGACGACAAGGCTAAAAAAGAAGCTGCTGAAAAAGCAAAAGCCGAAAAAGAACGTGAACGCAAAGCGGAATTAGCTGCACAGAAGAAAGCAGAGGAAGAAGAGGCTGCCAAAAAAGCAGAAGAGAAAAAAGCCGCTGAACTTGCTGCACAAAAAGAGGCGGAGAAGAAAGCGGAAGAAGAACGTATTGCACAAGAGGAAGAAGCCGCTGCTGCCGAAGCTGTCGAGACAGATTTTGCGAACTGTACAGATCTCAGAACCGTTTATCCCGATGGTGTTCCGAGTACTCACCCCGCTTATCAAGATAAGATGGATCGGGACAACGATGCTTTTGCGTGCGAACAGAACTAAATTGTTGCGGACAACATAAACTTTATGCTGACCGGTACACGGTTGAGATTCCGACGAAATAACTAAACTTATCAATATAGTTTTTATTTACGTAGATAAAAACTTGAATTTTGTTGCAAAAGAACTTTCAATTAACTCATATTTAAAATAGATTTGGTTTTACTTTATTACGTTAAGACTGGAGATGATTTTAATTAACGATAATATTTCGTTGGTTCCTATGCCTTTATCGGGTGTAGAAGAGATTATTAGGTTAATCATCTCTCTTCAAGATGATTTTAATGAACTCTATTTTACTAACCCACAGGCTAGCACTTACAACTTGAATAAAAAGCGGATTGATCAGATTTTTTGTCCCATCGAATCACGTGTGATTCATGACGATCTAAACGAATATTGCTACAAATACAGACAGTCATTAACACACTTTCACCTGTCTCACGTTTTATCAAATCCTTCTTTTCATGGGAATTTTGAAGGGTTTAGCATAACTCAACGATTAAAAAGTCGCGTTAAGTATTCTGTGTCTTTAGCCGATAAGATTAGAAAGTATGCTCTAAACGATCATCATAAGGGTAAAATCGCTATTAATAAATGTCTTAACGATCTTTTAGGATTCAGAATGTTTCTTTCAAATAGAGCAAGTTCCCATGATCAGTTGATCGAATTATGCTCTCAAAATCCACGTACTAAATGTGTAGATTCATCAAAAGGAGATTATAAAGCCACACATATTTATATCAAAGGTACTCAAAATTTTCACTTCCCTTGGGAATTACAAATTTGGGATCCAATACATGCTTCAAGTAATGATCTTTCTCATGCGCAGTATAAACAAGGTTATCTACTTGATTTAGCAACCAATCAAAGGTTTGACAGTGACTGGAATTAAGGTATACCAAGTATACATACACCTATAAACATGATATCTTTATCAAGTCAGAGGAGGGATTTTATGTTTCAATTTATCATTTTGTTATACACTTCTTTCAAGGATGGGAAGCGTTATGCTTTTAGGCCGACATCAACAAACTACTCAGAACAAGTAAGTTCATTACATTCCAAAATCGAGTCAGAATTTGACGATATTGGATTAAGCACTCATTTCGGTCAAACTATGACCAGTAAGTGGGAAGAAGTAGCACAAATGGATTCTTATTTTAAAGATGTTGAGTTAATTGAATGCGAGCAAGAATTTTTAGAAGTAATCCGTGCTTCAGAAGAAATTACACCCCTTGATATTGCGCAGCTCATCGCGATGAAAGTCCGTTGTACACCATTAAAACTTCAAAAATTACTTTATATTGCATACTGCAAATTCCTAAAAGAAACCGATTCTCCTTTATTCGGTGAAGAATTTCAAGCGTGGGACTACGGTCCAGTGATTCCTTCAGTTTATCATCAATTTAAATCACTCAGATCAGAACAAATAATTATCGATGTACCTACTGCAAACGAAAAAAGGTATTTATCCACTTCCATCGGACGCAAAATATTAAAAGTAGTTGATGAAACTATCGAACAGTACGGTGATTATTCTGCTAACAATCTAGTAACTTTTACACATGAGCCAGGACGTGCATGGGTTTCTGTATTTATACCACTAAAGTCAAACGTTATGAGTGTAGAGTGTATAAAAGAATCGTTAGATTTTAATTTAAATGTATAAGTAGGTTCTATCTTTGTTCTTTTGCTATCATTAGTTAAGAGAACAAAGATTTTTTTCTGGTTAAATTTGCTTTTTTCAAAGGAGGCTTCTTAAACAATGGCGAACATAAAAAAGAACCCCACTACCGGTAAATGGGAAGCCAGGATCAGTCTTGGATTCGATGAACGAGGCAAAAGGATCCAGAAGTATAAACGAGCGGATACGAAACGGGAACTGGAGTATTGGATGGCCAACTTACTCAAGGAACGTGAGGACGGGTCCATCAAACGGCAAAAGTCTCAGATGACAGTAACAGATCTGATTGCGGTCTATTACGAACGTCGTGCTCCGCAACTTGCAAAAGCGACACTCTACAACCGCCGAAAGGTGTCATCCCTGTTAGAAATCGAACTGGGGAAGATGAAACTTGAGAACGTCCGGACGCATCATCTATCCGATGTCTTGACGAAATATGCCGAGCTACGGGAATGGAATGCGAATAGCTATAATACGATGATGCAACAAGTCCGCGCCTTCTTCCGTTATGCAGTCGAGATGGAGTATCTTCGGGAAGATCCAAGTAACGGACTCGCTCAGGACCGCCGGCGCGCCGTCAAGAACCACACGGTCTGGTCGAAACAAGAATGTGAACTGTTCATCCAGACGCATGAGAAAGAACTGCGTGCCCTCCCCATCATCTTGATCCTGCATACCGGGATGCGCATCGGTGAAGTCATCACCTTGCGTTGGTCTGACATCGATTTTGAGCAACAGACGATCCTCGTCAAGCGCTCCATTGCGGACCATAACCGCTCAGCCTTCGAAAATGAGAAAGCCCCTAAAAACGGCCGTTCTCGCCTCATCGTGTTGAACGAGACCGCCATCGATTACCTCAAGAGCATGAAACGGCTACAATCCGCTCATCAGCTAAGCCATGGGTACCGGAATGACAGTGACTACGTCTGCTTGAATACGATGGGAAGACCGTTAGGAACCAGCATCACGCATCGGGCATTCAATTGGCTGTCGGAGCTCGCCGGCGTACCACGGATTCGGATTCACGATCTACGTCATACGCACGCCACCCTATTGCTCGAACAAGGCGTGCATCCGAAAGTCGTCCAGGAAAGATTAGGTCATGCAAGTTATGCGATAACCATGGATTTATATAGCCATGTCAGTGTAAAGTTGCATAAAGAGGCTACTGATGTCCTCGTTTTCAATAAAAGTGTGCAATAA